GTTATCCCTATTACACCATACCATATTGAAAGAGAAGAAGGATATGATAAAGAAAACCCATTTTCTGTAAGATTTAGATACTCACCTGAAGGATTTTATAGTGGTATATCAGGTTATTATAATGTACCTAACTCATCAACTGATACTCCAGGAGTACATTTTGATAATTACGAGATGGCTCACTTTAGACTATTATCTGATGTTAACTTTTTACCTTATGGTAGATCTTATATTGAGCCTGTTCGTAAACTATTTAAACAATATACATTAATGGAAGATGCGATGTTAATTCATCGTATAGTTCGTTCTCCAGATAAACGTATATTTTATTTGAATATTGGTTCTATCCCACCAAGTGAAGTAGAAAATTTCATGCAGAAAACTATTTCTACAATGAAACGTACTCCATTTATGGATCAACAAACAGGTGATTATAATTTAAAATATAATGTTCAAAACTTATTAGAAGATTATTTTATACCAGTTCGTGGTAATGACCAAACAACTAAAATAGATACATTACCTGGTTTACAATATGATGGTATTAAAGACGTAGAATATTTAAGAGATAAAATATTTGCTGGTTTAAGAATACCTAAAGCATTTATGGGTTATGAAAAAGATTTAACCGGTAAAGCAACGTTAGCCGCTGAAGATATTCGTTTTGCTCGTGGAATTGATAAAATCCAACGTATCGCTTTATCTGAATTATATAAAATAGCATTAGTTCACTTATATACTCAAGGTTATACAGCAGAACAATTAACTAATTTTGAATTATCATTAACTACTCCTTCAATCATTTATGATCAAGAAAGAATAGCATTAATGAAAGAAAAAGTAGATTTAGCTAGATCAATAGCCGAAATAAAAATATTACCTACAGATTGGGTTTATCATAATATATTCCATTTATCTCAAGATCAATATGATGAATATAGAGATTTAGTTCTTGAAGATGCTAAACGTGAATTTAGATTAAATCAGCTTAAAGAAGAAGGTAATGATCCTAAAATAACCGGTAAATCTTATGGTACACCACATGATTTAGCAGCATTATATGGTAAAGGTCGAACATACAGTAATCCAGAAAATGTACCTGTTGGTTATAGTGATGATATAAAATTAGGTCGTCCTGAAGAAAAAGCATCAGATATTAATACTCAAAATAATGCGTTAGGTAAAGATAGATTAGGTACAAATTCTATGAAAAATGATGACCAAGAAAAATATGGTTCACCAAATTATAAAGGTCATTCACCATTAGCTCTTGAAACAGCTCAAATTATTTATTCTAAAAATAAAAGTTTAATTGAAAGTTTAAATAAATCTTCAAAATTTGTAAAAGACGAAGATAATAATGGACTTTTAAATGAAAACCAATTAAAAGATTAATATTTTTTAACATATTTAATATATTTATAAATAAACTCCTGGATGAGAATCAAGCATTCAAAATACCGAAATACAGGCATATTATTTGAACTACTCGTTAGACAAATAACTTCTGATACTTTATCTGGTAAAGAATCAAAAGCAACCCCCATTTTAAAGAAATTTTTTGTTAAAACTGAATTAGGTAAGGAGTATAAATTGTACGAAACTTTACTAAGTAAAAAACATTTATCTGAAGGTAAAGCCGAAATAGTTATTAATACTATTATAGAATCTTCTAGGTCATTGAATAGAAACTCATTAAAAAGACAAAAATATAATCTTATTAAAGAAATTTCTAGTCATTATAATATAGACGAATTTTTTAAAACTAAATTACCTAACTATAAAGCACAAGCAGCTTTATACACTTTATTAGAAATATATAATAGTGAAAACCTATCAAACCCAGACCAAATCATATCTAACAAAATAGCTTTACTTGAAACATTAACTAATAGAATAGTAGATAAAAAACAAGTTGAAGATAATTTATTAGAAGAATTTAAATCATATGATAAAGATGTTCGTATATTAACATATAAAGTATTATTAGAGAAATTTAATGGTAAATATGCTAATTTAAATGAAAATCAAAAAGTAATTTTGAAAGAATTTATTAATTCAATAGATTCTACACCTAAATTAAAAGAGTCTTATAATAATAGAGTTAATGAAATTAAAAATTCATTAATTAAATTAAATAAAAAAGTGACAGATAAAGCTGTTAAAATTAAAATAAATGAAGTTACTAATTTATTAACTGAATTAAACAAAACCGATAAAGTAGGAGATAATGATTTAGTTAATTTGTTACAATATTATGAACTTTTAGAAGAATTAACTAAAATTCATGGATAATAATAAAGATATTAAAGTAGGTGATGTTACCTCATCTGGAGGTACTAAATATACTGTAACAGACATTGACCCTGAAAGAAACCGCATAACTTGGGATATTAAAAAAACCCCAGATTATAGTACTACTTTTAAAAAATTTACTGAATTACGAAATTTTATAAAAAAGTTAAGTGCGTCTTTACCTGATGATCCTAAAATAAAAGAAATAGCTAAACAAACTGTTAAATTATTTAATGCTTTTAGGTATTACTTAAGAACTACTCATCCAAACGAATATGAGAAATTTAAAACTTTAGCTGAGGGTAAAATAAAACAACATTTAACTAAAAAAATTAAAGAAATAAGTGCAACTGGTACTGGTGCTAGTTTTACTCCAGGAAGTGGAGCTCAAATAGCAACACCATTTGCTTTTAATTCAAATAAATACGCTAAAGGCACTAAAAATAAATATTTTTATAAATTAGGATATAAACTAGCTCCACATCAACCAGTAGAAGAATCTAATCCTGGCGCTTCGTTAGGTAAAGGTCCATCAGCTGGAAAATCGGGTGTAAAAAATAGCTATTATACTAAATTAGGATATAAAAATGTTAATCCAAAAAAATTAGCTAAAAATGCTAAATGGGTAGATACAAAATATTTATGGACAGAAAATAATAAATCATCTAATTATATTGATTCATTAAATATCAAAAGCCCAAAACTAAAAAAATTCATTGAAAAACGCATTTCAGAATTCAATGAAATTGAAAATAAAATAGAAGAATTAAATCCATTGTTAAAGCAAGCAAAACAAAAAACAATGGAAGAATATAAACAAAATCCAAATTTCGCTATTATTTATAGTACGGATCTAGCGACAGATTACATGGATGATTTAATTAAAATGTTTAAAAATTAAAATAAAATAAAATGGCAAATATACCAGTAAATGCAATTGGAATATTATTAAGCGGATCATCATCAGTGACTGGTTCATTCGCTGGTTTTACAGTAGCACAAGCTGTTACTTTTACAGGATTAAAAGATGCTAATGGAAATAGTTTAGCAGGAGCAAGTGGATTAACTTTTGCTTCTGGATTTACTGTACCTCTATTTGTGACTAGTGCTTCAATATCATCTGGCGCAATAATATTATACCCTTAAAAAACAATATAAAATGAAAACATTACAAGAACAATATAATCTCATTAGTGAAGGTAAAGGCAGTAAACAAGAGTTTTTAAAACAAGCTCGTTATTTATTTCCTGACCTTATTAATGTTTATAATTCATATAACGATACAATTAATATCTTAAAAGATAAAAGAATATTAAATGAATCAAATGCGGGTTTAGGTATGGTATCTACACATAGTAGACGTGTTGAAGATTGGGTGTCTATATTTCAAGAATCAGTTAAAGCTGAAGAAAAGAAAACATCTAAAGAAGTAACCGATACTCAAAAACATAATTTTGACTATAAAGACGTTAAAAACATCGATAATCTTTACGGTAATGCATTTTTAAACGGTTTCTATGTTGAAATGCAAGATCCAAAAAATCACAAAAAATCAGTTGATGAAGTTAAACAAATTGTAGCTAAAAATTTAGGTAAAGATTTTAATTATTACGCTAAAAATGCTCAATTTGGTATTAAAGGTATTGGATACACAGATGAAGCTCCAGGATTAGGTGAACCTAAAGAACCAAAAGGTAAATACAAATCTAGCGGTTATGGTGATCTACCAAAAAAAAAGCTTAAGGAAAGTTTAAACGAAAATAAAAAAGAAAGAGAATTTATTAAACATCTTGAAGATTTAGCTAAAAAACATGGTTTAATTACTCCTGAGGAAGTTGAAGACGAAGATGCTAAAATACATGATAAAATCATAAATGCTTTATATAACATATATGATAAAAAATTTTATAATAAAGAAACATTTACTGATACTGATTATAAATCAGCTTTAGATATGTTAGCCCATAAAATTAAAAGATCTTTAACTGAAGATAGCCAAGTTAAATTAAAACCTCAAGATATAAAAATTTTGGATGATATACGCAAAAATCACCCAAACGGAATAACACCATCTAATTTCTTTAAAAAATACCCTAATATACCTGCAGCTTACTTATATAAATTTCTTGTAACATTAGCTAAAGAAAAATTACTAAATTTCCAATCAGGTAATAAAATACCTCCACATTCTATAGAAAATTTAATAGATAGCAGAAAAACACAAATAGCGAATGCATTAACACGTCCTGGTCATTTTAATGAAATTACTGTTAATAATCCTAATGATAATTTTAAAGTAGATAAATCATATACTCACTTTGCTTTAGATAAAAAAGATAATAAAATATTAACAGGGTGGGAATATGAAAATACCGATCCTGAAGATATAAAATATTATTCTAAACAAGATTTAATAGATATGGATGTTAAACCATCTGATTATTCTATATTATCTGTAAAAGCATTAAAACAAAAAGGTATTAATCCATTTAGTTGGAGTAGTTGGAAAAAAAATAATGATATAAAAGAAAATACTGAACCAAATAATGATTTCAAAATAGATAAAAAATATGCTCATTTCGCTTTAGATGAAAATGAAGAGGAAGATGATTATCTAGAGTTTTCTGATGGAGAAACTATAGTTTCTATGTTTAAAGATAGAGGTCAATGGGTTGAAGGAAAAGTAATAGATGGAGAAAAACCATACGGCTGGGGAAGTAAAAAATATATGGGATATTTAAAACCTGATCAAATAGCTCAATATTTGAGAAGTGATTATGGTGGTAATTGGAAATCAATATAAATAAAAATAATATGAAACAAGTATTAATAGAAACAATACCATTTAATATATCACCTAAACAACTAACTGAAGGTATTAAAGCCCCATCGGGTAATCCCATGGTTGAAGGTATTTTAGCCACAGCTGAAGTTAAAAACGGGAATGGTAGATTTTACCCTAGAGAAATTTGGGAACGTGAAATTAACAAATATGTAGAAAGTATAAAAGAAAACACAGCTACAGGTGAACTAGATCACCCGGATTCTACTGTTATTTCTTTAAAAAATGTATCTCATATTATTAGAGAACTTTGGTGAGATGGAGATAAAATTATAGGTAAAATAGAAATACTACCAACTACATCAGGAAATATATTAAAAGCACTTATTGAAAATAACGTTAAAGTAGGTGTATCATCTCGTGGTATGGGTAGTTTAAAACCAATAGATGAAAACACAATGGAAGTACAAGATGATTTTGCTTTACTTTGTTGGGATTTTGTTTCAACACCTTCAAACCCAGGTTCATGGATGAATACAGTTAAAGAAGGACTAAATGAAGGACTAAATCCAAAACAAAGCCCATATTTTAAAATAAATTCAATACTTACAGATATATTATGTGCCAACGGCACTTGCCCTATATTCTAAAATCAAGCAATACCACCCTATAGTCTCAGTATTATAGGTTTGATCCTAACCCCGTAAGGTTAGGATTTTTTTTTACTTTTGCGATTTTACGATCCTTCCATATATGTATAAGAGAATATGCAATTCCCTATATTGCATCGCACTAACTAATCTTATTACGCTTCCTTTTATCCCCTAATAAGCGTATTTCCAAAACAAAAATTTGAGGAAAATTATGGCAACAAACAGAGATTTGCTAAAACAAGCCATTGCTGATGCTAAAACAATTAAAGAAACAGCTATCACCAATGCAAAAGCCGCTCTTGAAGAATCATTTGCCCCTTACCTAAGAGAAAAATTAGCTGCTAAACTAGCTGAAATGGACGAAATGGATGAGGAAATGGATGAATCTAAAGAGATGGAAGAAGGTAAAAACCTAAAAGATTCAGGTTACATCAAATCAGCTAAACATCAAGCTATGAAGAACAACCATTACAAAGTTGAAATGGATGAAAACATGGATGAAGAAATGGATGAAAACATGGATGAAAACTATGAGGAAATGGACGAAAACAAAGCTACAAAAGCAACTGAAAAAGAAACAGATTACAGAAAAGTAGCAAGACATCAAGCTATGAAGAATAGCCGTTACAAGACCGAATTAGATGAAACTATGGATGAAGAAATGGATGAAAACTACGACATGGATGAAAACATGGACGAAGCTAAAAATCCAAAAGATTCAGGCTACACTAAAACAGCCAAATATCAAGCCATGAAAAACAGTCATTATGAAACTGAAATGGATGAAACTAAAACCATGGATGAAGAATTAGATGAACTTTTAAGAGAACTAGACATGGACGAAGAAATGGATGAAAACATGGATGAAGTAATCAACGACCCTAAAGGTAACGGCGCTCACGGTAACGTAGCTCCAAATGGCCATTCAGACACTGATCTAATGGAAGCTAAAGGTGAAGATGATGAAGAAGAAATCAACATCGAAGATATGTCTGAAGAAGATCTTAAAGAATTCATTGAAGAAGTAATTCATGAAATGGTTGAAGCTGGTGAATTAGAAGCTGGTCATGAAGGTATGGAAGAAGAACCAGGCTATGAAGGTGAAGAAGGTGAAGAAGAAGTTAAAATGGATGAACTTTTAGACGAACTTAAAAAGAAAAAAACAGAAAAAGAAGAGTCTAAAATGAAAAAAGAAATGGATGAAATGAAAAAAGAATTAGATGAAGCTTACAGAGCATTAGCTCAAGTTAAATCTGATCTTAACGAAGCTAATCTATTAAGTTCAAAACTTCTTTACGTTAACAAAATCTTCAAAGCTAAAAACTTAACTGAATCTCAAAAGGTTAAAGTATTAAATGCTTTTGATAAAGCAAAAAATAAAAATGAAGCTAAATTAGTTTACGAAACAGTATTAGGAAACTTAAACACACAATCAACTAAATCTCCTATGAATGAATCAGTAAGAAGTATCGCTTCAAAAGTTATAACTGGTAATAGTATACAAAATACTAAAAAACCAATCATTGAAGTTAATTCAGCTTTCGCAAGAATGCAACAATTAGCTGGTATTAAAAAGAAATAAATAATAATTTAAAAACTAAAAAACACAATTAAAATGAGTCAAATTCAAACATTACTTGAATCAGCTAGCCCTTACAAATCCCTGCAAAAAGATGCAGCTAGATTAGCTGGTAAATGGGCTAAAACAGGTCTATTAGAAGGCCTAGACGAGACTAACAAAAACAATATGTCTCTTATGCTTGAAAACCAAGCTAAACAATTAGTAACTGAGGTATCATCAACTGGTACAGGTGCTTTCTTTACCCCAGGTCAAGGTGAACAATGGGCTGGTATCGCTTTACCTTTAGTACGTAAAGTGTTCGGCCAAATCGCCGCTAAAGAATTCGTTTCTGTACAACCAATGAACTTACCTTCTGGTCTAGTATTCTTCCTAGATTTCCAATACGGAAATACTAAGAATCCATTCTCTGCTGGTAACTCTTTATATGGTACTAGAAGTGCAGATTCTGGTTCTAAATACCCATTCTCAACATCTGATACTGCAGGTGGTCTTTATGGAACAGGTCGTTTTGCTTATTCTACAAACCAATTCTCATCTTCATTATTAGGTCTATTATCAGGTTCAACTGGTGCTCCAGCTTCTCAATATACTGGTTCAGTTGGTGCTGTAACAAGTTGGGGTGAATTAAACTACGATTCAAACTATTCAGCTTCTTTAGCTGCTGGTAACATCTTAAAAGCTCAAATCTCTACTTCAGTAATGTCTAACTACGATGTAGATGCAGTTCGTGCATTTTATTTAGTATCTGGTTCTGCTACTACTGAAACTGGTGTTAGTGTAATCACAACTGCTGCTAGCTTACCTGCATTTACTAGTGTAAATACTGCTGGTACTATCATCACTTTATACTTTACTGGTTCTGGTGCTGCTTTAGCTGCTACTGGTTCTTATACCCTATACTACAACAAATTAACTAACGATAACCAACGTGGTGATTTTGAAGACACTGCAACTGGTACATTCTCAGTACCAAACGCTGATAGCAACACTTCAATAGTAATACCAGAAATCAACATTGATATGGTATCTAGTGAAATTACAGCTAAAACTAAAAAGTTAAAAGCTGTATGGACTCCTGAGTTCGCTCAAGACTTAAACGCTTACCAAAATATCGATGCTGAAGCTGAATTAACTAATATGTTAAGTGAGTACATTTCAATGGAAATTGATTTAGAAATCTTAGATATGTTAATTGAAGATGCTGCAACAACTGATTACTGGTCAGCTATTAACAACACTTCAGTAACTGCTACTGGTGGTGTAAGCGCAACTAGCTTAGGTTTCTATAACACACAAGGTCAATGGTTCCAAACACTTGGTACTAAAGTACAAAAAATAAGCAACCGTATTCACCAGTTAACTCTACGTGGTGGTGCTAATTTTATGGTGTTATCTCCAACTATTGCTACTATCATCGAATCAATTCCTGGTTTTGCTTCTAACCACAACGGTGAAGCTGATCAAATGGAATATGCTTTTGGTGTACAAAAAGTTGGTTCATTCAACGGACGTTACCAAGTTTACAAAAATCCATATATGACTGAAAACGTAATATTAATGGGTTATCGTGGTAAACAATTCTTAGAAGCTGGTGCTGTATTTGCTCCATATATTCCATTAATTATGACTCCTCTAGTGTACGATCCTAATACCTTCACTCCACGTAAAGGTCTATTAACTCGTTACGCTAAGAAGATGTTACGTCCTGAATTCTATGCTAAGATCTATGTAAATGGTTTAACTACCCTTTAATCTAGAATAGATAAATTAAATTAAGCCCGGGTTTTCCCGGGCTTTTTTTTACTATTTTATTCATATTTATATTAGAACCAAGTTTTTATAAATGCGAGAACCAAACCGTGAACGTAAAAGTGAAATAAAGTCTATTAATTCTGTTCAACTTAATGAAGAACAAAAAGAAGCCAAACGTTTAATAATAGACAACCAAATTGTTATAGTAACAGGCAGAGCAGGTAGTGGTAAAAGTTTAGTATGTGCTCAATCAGCCTTAGATTTTCTTAAGAAAAAACAAATAAATTGCATATACAATACACGCGCAGCTATTGAGGTGGGTAAAAGTTTAGGTTTCCTTCCAGGAAGTTTAAATGAAAAATTTGATCCTTATATGGAAGCTTTATTGGAAAATCTAAACAAATGTTGTACTGATAAAAACGAAGTATCAAAATTGTTAGAAGATGAAAAAATAAAAGCACTTCCTGTACAATTTATTCGTGGTAAAACAATTGATGATATATTAATTGTAGAAGAAGCACAAAATCTTACCAAGGCCGAAATGTTAGCTATATTAACTCGTTTAGGTAAAACGGGAAAAATCGTGATAAACGGAGATAACGAGCAAACCGACATAAAATCACCTACCGGCGAAATTAACGGCTTAACTTACGCAATTGAGCTATCTAAAAAAATTGAAGAAATTAAATGGATTAAACTTCAAACAAACCATCGTTCAGACCTAGTTGGAAAAATATTAGATTACGAATATGGAAAATAAATTAAAACATATTTATTATAATGCATAAGGGTTCTAAATTAGAACCCTTTTTTTAATATTTATAAATAAAACAACCATGAATGTACCTATTTGGCCTGGATCATCATCATTCACAACAGGTTCTACACCTTTTGGATTTTATGATAATGATACTCAATTTCAAACAGATGCCGATAAAGTAGCTAAATTTTGTGCTCAACGTTTAGGTTATCCTATTCAAGAAGTTGAATTACAAGCTATAAATTTTTATACTGCCTTTGAAGAAGCTGTTACTACTTACGGTAATGAGCTTTATGCTTTCCAAGTAAGAGATAATATGCTTACATTAGAAGGTACTTCCGCTAATAATTCTTTAAATAATGCTTTAATAACACCAAGTTTAGCAAATATAATTAGACTATCAGAACAATATGGTGTAGAATCAGGAGTAGGTGGAAATGTAACTTGGTATAGTGGTTCAATAGCTTTAACATCAAGTATACAAGACTATGACTTAAATGTTTGGGCAGTTTCTCAAAGTATTACTGGTGGAATTGAAATTAAAAGAGTATTTTATTATCCACCACCTGCTGTTAACCAATTATATAATCCACTTTTAGGTGGTATTGGTTTTAGTAATTTAGGTGGTGTACCTGCAGCTGGTGCTTATGGTTTAGGATATGGTACTACAAGTTATTTAATGGTACCTACAAGTTTAACTATACAAGCAGCACAAGCTGTTGAAATGCAAAATACAGTTGCTTTATCAAATTACTCATTTGAATTAATAAATAATAAATTAAGAATATTCCCTATCCCAACAGGAGATGGAGCTGCTTATTTATATTTTCAATATATTTTATTAAACGATAGATTAAATAACGCCATCGTTCAAGCATCTGGTAGTGTTACAAACGCATCAAATGCTCCATACAATAACCCTACCTACTCCCAGATAAACTCTATTGGTCGTCAATGGATATTTGAATACACTTTAGCAATATCAAAAGAAATGTTAGGATATGTAAGAGGAAAATATAGTACTATTCCTATACCTAACTCAAATGTAACACTTAACCAATCAGATTTATTAACTTCTGCTACAGCAACTAAAGATGCTTTAATTCAAAGATTAAGAGAATACTTTGAACAAACATCAAATCAAGCTTTACTTGAAAGAAGAGCAGCTGAATCAGTAGCTAGACTTCAAGAAATTTCTTATGTACCAATGCAAATTTTTATAGGATAATATGATAGGAATATATAAAATAACAAATCCTAATGGGAGAATATATATTGGGCAGTCAACTAATATTGAAGGTAATTTTATTAAAGAATGGAATAGTGGTAAAGAAGCATCTAATACATTAGGATTATCTCAACCTAATATAAATAGTTGCTGTCATGAAAAGACAAAAACCGCTTTTGGATATAAATGGAAATTTAAAAATTAAAATATATGTGCGCTTTATTCGGTTCAGCTAGAGATATTAGCATGTTCAGATACGTGAACAGAGAATTAATGGGAAACATTATTTCTCAAGAGTGTGTTTATTATAAACATAATTTAGTTAAAACATCTGTTAACATATATGGTGAAGCAGCTGAGGGAAGATATTTCCAAGAACCAGTTATTTTAAATTGTTTAATAGAAAGAAAAGACCAAAATTATTCATCTGATGGTATAGGTGTAGATTTCGAATGGGGAAATGATTTCTCATTCCTTATTGATGATTTAACAGATGCTAATTTATACCCTGAAGTTGGAGATATTATTATGTATCAAGAAGGATACTTTGAAAATGTTAAAATAATAACTAACCAACAATTTATGGGTAAAGATCCAAATTATCCATACACTGATTCTTCAGGTAATAACCCATTAAATCCAGGATTAAATTACTTTGGTTACAACACTTCAGTAATTTGCCAAACCAGATATGTACCTCAAGATCTTGTTAACATTGTTAAAGCTAGATTATAATGACTACTCAAGGCAAAACACCCATACCTAAAACCCAAAAAGAAATAAGTATTGGATTACAAACACCTACAGACCCAACAGCAGGTAATCCAAATTATTCATCTACAAACCCAAATGTTAATAGAGCTTTACAAACTTCTTTTAAAGGAGACACTGTAAAACCTTTTAGTATTGGTATTAAAGATATAGATGAGGCTATTTTATATTATTTTCAAAATGTAATACAACCTTTTGTAATACAAAATGGAGAAAGATTACCTGTACCTGTAATATATGGTTCTCCTGAAAGATGGAAATCAATGCAAAAAGATGGTTATTATAGAGATTCTAAAGGAAAAGCAATGTTTCCTTTAATTGTATTTAAAAGAGATTCAATTGATAAAAATAGAACAATAGCTAATAAATTAGACGCGAATTCTCCTCAAAATTTTGGGGTATTTACTAAAAAATATTCAACCAAAGATGCTTATTCTAACTTTAATGTTTTAAACAATAGAACACCTGAAAAAACATACTATGCAACTATAATGCCAGACTACGTTACTATAGAATATAGTTGTACTATATTTACTTATTACGTAGAACAACTAAACAAAATAGTAGAAGCAATTAATTACGCTTCAGACGCATATTGGGGAGATCCAGAAAGATATAAATTCCAAGCTAGAATAGATTCATTTGGTACAATAAGTGAATTAGCAGATTCAGAAGAAAGAGCAGTGAAAAGTACATTTAATATTAAATTATATGGGCATATAATACCTGATATTATTCAAAAAGATTTAAGTGCAATAAAGAAATTTAGAGACAAATCAAAAATAATATTTTCTATCGAAGCTACTTCTAATGATGCTATTCTTACTGGTACTGTTAATCCTGATGGTACAGCTACAGCTCTTAAACAAAAAGAAGCAGAAAGAGCTGTTCAAATAGATCAATCTACATCTAGAGCAACAATAATATAATAATATTTATACAAAAACAAAATAATTAATGGCTAGAGTTAGATTTTTAGATCAAGTACCAGTTAGTGCATACACCATAGAAGGTGGTACAGTAGCAACAACTGCGTCTTATGCTATAAACGCTCTAAGTGCTTCATATGCTTCAGGTAGTACAAGTTCATCTTACGCTTTAACAGCCTCATATGTTGCTGGATTAAATTTATCTCAAATATCAACAGGTAGCATTACAGCCAGTGTTAATGTTGATCCAAATAGTTTATTTTTAATTAAATCTGGAAGTATACCATATATTAATATAAGCAGCAGCGGTAACACAGACGTATATAGTAACCTGTTTATAGTAAGAAACTTCACAACAAAACAACCTATATTAACAGTAAGTCAAAGCATAATTCAGATAGCAACACAATCGTTAGCACCGACAGGAGCAACGGTTGCAGGAACTATATGGTTTACTTCATCTTCTTTTTATGTGGGGTTAGAATAACATAATATTTATACAAAAACAAAACATTAACAATTAAAATACAACAACAATGGCAACAGCACAATGGAGAAAAGTCATAGTTTCAGGTAGTTCAGCTAACTTGTCAAATTTACAAGTAGATGGTTTAACTTCAGGACAAGTAGTAATAGGTGGAGGTTCAGGTAGTAACCTTTCAACAACTGCAATAAATGGTACAGGTAATATTTTAGCAACAACAGGTGCAACAGGTGTAGCAATATCTGGAGCTTTTAGTGGCTCATTTACTGGTGCTATTACAACATCATTATCAAATGCAAGTCAACCTTACTATGTAGCTTATAATACAGCTAGCGGTACATTATCATACGCAGGTACTGGTTCATTTACAGCAGCAACAGCATCATATGTAACTAGTTCTAACGTTTATGGACCTTATGGTTCTAACTCTATATTATCTGCTTCTTATGCTTCAGGTAGTACAAGTGCTTCTTACGCCTCAACTGCTACTTCAGCATCTTACGCCTCAAACGCTACATCAGCATCATACGCTTTAAATGCCACTTCAGCATCATACGCTTTAAATGCTACTTCTGCATCTTATGCTCTTAGTGCTTCATATGCTACAAGTGCATCTTATGCTATATCAACATCTGTTGCTATATCATCTTCATATGCTTTATCAGCTTCATATGCTCCAACAGCTGGTTCTACAATAGCGGCCTTGACTCAAGGTACTGGTATAACAGCATTTACATACAGTGGTTCTGTTGCTCAAACAGTAGCAGTAAGTGGTGCTTCATCATTAAGCACAAACTATATAACGAAATGGACAGGTGCTGCATTTGCAAACTCAAGCATAACAGATAATGGTACAACAGTTTCTGTAGGTGGTGGTAACTTTACAGTAACTACAGCTACTGGTGATACAACAATTGCAGGTAACTTAACAGTAAATGGTACAGCATCATTTATTAACACACAAAATTTATACGTTAAAGACGCATTCATAGTTGTAGCTAGTGGTTCAACAACAGCAACAGACGGTGGTTTTATAGTACAATATAATACTGGTTCTGGTACTAATGGATCTGGTTCAGCATTTTATTTAAGAAATTCAGGTGGCGTTTATGGTAACTATGGTCGTTTCGCAGTAGCATATGATCAAACAGGATCTGTAACTAACGTTACTCCAGATCAATATGTAGTAACAGTATCTTCATCAGCTGGTTCTCCAACAGGTAATCCAGTTTGGGGTGGTGCAACTTATGGATTTGGTAATATGTATGTTAACAGTTCTACAAGTGATATTTATATTTACGCTTAATAAAATATTAATTAGTTATGGGTTTAACAACAGGAAAATTAGTAGTAATAAGTAATCCCCAACCAACTCCAGATGAAACTAAACTAAACATCTCGGAGTTGGTTTTTTTATTAAACATAGTAAAACAATCAACATTTGTAGGAGAACACGTTGAATTAGTTTACAATACAGTATTAAAATTACAAAATCAATATTTAGAACAAAATAAATAAATGTTATGGATATATTCTCAATCGATGTTACATTAAATGAACTTCTTTTTATTCGTCAAGCTTTAGATATTGTATCAGTATCAGGTAAAGATGCTAAATTTTTAGCTTCACTTCAAATGAAATGTGAAAGTGAAATAGACACTATTCAGCAATTAATACTAGAAGATAACGTTAAAAAACAAGAAGAACTTCAAGCTCTTATAGAAACAGATGCTAAAAAATCTGCATCTGAGAAATAATTTAATATATTTATTATAAACAATATTGTTGGCCTTCGGGAAGTAGGCATATACACGGCATAAGTGTATGTATCTAACCACAATATAAAATAATATTTATATCATGCCATCTTGGAAAAAAGTCATTTTATCTGGCTCATCAGCCAATCTTAATTCATTGACTGTTGACACAAACGTAACAGCAAGTTCATTTACAGGTTCATTTACAGGTTCATTTTTAGGTACAGCTTCATACGCCGTATCCGCATCTTGGGCTCCAGGAGGTACAACGTTCCCTTACACAGGTTCTGCAATCATATCCGGAAGCTTAACGTTAACCGGATCCTTTAACGTAACCGGTTCAACCACACAAACAGGAAACAATAATCTCTTAGGAAACACAACCCTTTCAGGTTCAATCATAATATCGGGTTCGACCACAACACCTGCAACCCCTACAATTAAGGTATACGGTGACATGGAAACAAACGGTGTTATCAAGTTTGATCCTGTTAATAAAAATATAGACAACTCGATATCGGCCTCGTACGTTTACGTTTCTGGCTCAACACAGGATTTATACTTCAGCCAAAACGGTTCAGGGTATTCAAACACTACTCGTTTACGTTGGATTGAAGGTAACTTGTATACCGGTATTTTAAACGGAGGTCTCATCACGAGCCAATCATCCACGGTATATCAGGTGGGTAGCGGTTCGGGTATCATAGTTAACCTAAACGCAAGCACAGGTAGCAACCCTTATCCGACCATACAGTACGTAAACTGGAACCTGGTTACCCAAAGCATAGCTGCACTGTCCGCTTCTTACGACCAACAGTTTGTGGCGATCCAATCAAACGGAACCATATTTGCACAGGGAACCCCTTTTACAGACGGTCAATTCAATACGTTAATCCCTGTTGGTCTTGTATTACACAACAACAACTCTACGATAAATGGAGTAAAAACACAACCGTCTTTAGCATACGGTTGGAAGCAAAGAAGCAGCATATTTACACAGGCGTTCGGTCCCCTTAAGCTGTCTGGATTCACCCTTGCGCCAAGCGGATCTTCTACGGGTTCTCTTGTGGTGGGTAGCGGTACTGCTTTTGCAGACGGTGCGAATTATCCAATAGACCCGAATAACCCATCATATGTAACCGATACAGGAACAAGTGTATCTAAGATATGGAGGTACTATCAATCAGGTTCAAGTAGCAATGGCTGGGTGTATCTTCAAAACGGGGGTGCAGGTTACTCTACGATAGACCCTACACAGTACTCAAACAACGGTACCTTAACCGCCGTTCCGGGTACCGGTCCAGGCAGGAACTGGTCCATACAAAGGGTGTTTTGGTTTCCAAACTCTGTGTCAAAGGCAATAGTCGTTTACTACGGTAACGCTGTGTATCCGAACCAATCATCTGCGTTGGCAAACATAAACATAGAAGCATTTGTAGAGGCTCCAACCACGGCAGCAAATGCGGTATTCTTAGGTTATATTCTGGTGCAAAACAACGCAGACTTTACAAACTCATCAACGTACACCATAGTACCGGGAGGATTGTTCAGGTCGGTGGGAGGTTCAGGTGGAGGTGGCTCCGTGATAACAACAACATTGGCGGGTCTATCCGACGTATCCATATCGGGTCCAACAGACGGTCAAGCACTGGTATACAGCAACGTTTCAACAAAGTGGCAGAACTCAAACAACATAAGCGCATCGATCACAGGTAACGCTGCAACTGCCACAACAGCCTCTTACGTAACGACTGCTCAAACAGCATCTTACGTTCTTAATGCCGTATCTAGTTCATATGCTACTACTGCCTCATACGTAACAGGTTCGATACATACTTCTACTAATCCGGCCCTAAGTGCTTCATACGCATTAACATCTAGCTATTCAAATACTAGTACCACAGCTTCTTACGTAACAGGTTCGATACATACTTCTACTAATCCGGCCCTAAGTGCTTCATACGCATTAACATCTAGCTATTCAAATACTAGTACCAGTGCTTCATATGCCTTAAATAGCACTTCGGCCTCATATGCTTTAACGGCGTCTTATTCAACAACAGCATCGTACGTTAATACTCTAAACCAAAACGTACTGATTACGGGTTCCTTAACCGTAGGTACATCAAGCTTAGGTTCAAACGAAAATACGTTGGTGTTGGGACCTGCCCCTGGTGGTGGTACAGGTGAAGGCGGTCAGTTACTATTACAGGCCACAAATTCCGGTGGCTATACGTCTGCTTCTATGATCGACAACTACCAGAACCTGACTCGACTTTTAAGAGGTACTAACGTGAGCAGCGATGCGGTGGTAGCCAGCTGGAACATGGGCACCAAACAGATGCAGTTACCGTCATACAATAGTCTATCATCATATACAGGATCTTTAGTAGGCTACTTAGGGTTTGATAACAACGGTTATCTACTGACAGTATCAGGTTCAGGCGGTGGTGGTTCAACTTCCCCAGGCGGTTCATCAGGACAGATTCAATACAACAACGGTGGTTCTTTTGGTGGCGTATCTGTATTGACTTTTACAGGTGGTAACCTATACGGTACAGGTTCGTTTACGGGTTCGTTTAACGGAGTTCATACTGGTTCTCTACTGGGTACCGCTTCGTACGCTTCACAGGCATTAACGGCATCTTATAGCAACACAAGTACAAGTGCATCTTATGCTCTAAACAGTACCTCAGCTTCATATGCTTTAAGTGCTTCTCAAGTTACTAGTGCATCTTATGCTATATCAACATCTGTTGCTATATCATCATCTTATGCTCTAAACAGTACTTCAGCTTCATATGCTTTAAATAGTACTTCAGCATCATATGCTTTATCATCATCTCAAGCATTAACTGCTTCTTATGTAACAACTGCTCAAACAGCATCTTATGTTCTTAATGCAGTAAGTGCTTCTCAAGCATTAACAGCATCTAATACCCCAAATGCTTTAATCACAGCTTCAGTATCTTCAAACACCATAACGTTTACAAAGGGTAACGGTACTACTTTTAACATAACTGTAGCTACAGGTTCAGGTGGTGGTGGTGGAGGTGGTGGTAACATTACAGGTTCTTTTGGAGATTATCCAAATTACATGGTGTTAACTTCAGGTTCTAACGCTGTTACTGATACTCCAAATGTACAATACATACCTACTCAAAAAGCTTTGTTGGGAGGATATAACGCTATTACTTCTTCATATAATTTTAAAGCAATTGGAGGTATGATATCCACTTTAGACCCCGCAAACATATGGCAATCTGGATATTTTAATGGAACTGCGCTACCTAACGAAACGGCTGCTACCAATCTATTTGCTGGTCAACTGTGTTTTAGAAACAGTAGCGGACAATGGGATTCATCAGATGCAGTAGCAGAACAAGATACTTCAGTAAACATGTTAGGTATTTGTTTAAAAACAGCAACTACGGGTAACACTACTTCGATATTAATCCAAGGTATGTATAGTATAGATTGGTCGGTATCAGGTCTTACAGATTTTTCATCACCAGCTACGGGCATGCCGGTTTACATGGACGAAAGTAATAACGGTCATGCTGGAAACATTACAGACATAACAAATATACTTTCATCGTTTACACCGGGTGAAGTGGTAAGAAAAGTAGGATCTTTATTTTGGTGGGGAAACTCTTTTAGTTCTAACATTGCTGTGGTATACTTTAACCCATCAGACGATTACATAGTATTATAAAAATATAAAAACATGGGAGTAGTAAACGGCATAGATGCAACTTTGGTTTTAGGAACAATCAATGGGGTGAACATATCCAAGGCAGGAGCTCCAGGTACATCCATTAAAAAAATAAACAAAATTTTAGGAACGTCTATAGGTTTAGGTTTTGGTACACCACAAAACTTTTGTTTAACACCTTATGCAAGTTCATTAGATGCTTGTACAAACGGACCTACAGACCCTAATACAGGATTCCTTTATACGTCTCCTTATGACGGTAATTTCTATACCATAACACATGCTACAGCAGGAACACCTTTTAACGGAGGTAATTCTTGGTATTATTACATAGATAAGGGGTTTTCTTTTCAAATAGACACATTAGGAGTACCTTTAAATCAAGTAACTTGTTAAAAACATAAAATATGACAACAAACATTTCCCCAGTAAAATGGAAATATAGCGACACAGTAAACGTAACCAAACTATCAGTTTCTAGTATATCTGATGATTTTAATAGAGCATGTAAAGTATCATGGCAAGTCTTAGACGAATCCGGTGTTGTACATGATAGCGGAGTCATTGCCATAGCAGGAACTAACTACACAAATTGGGACGGTAATAACTCTTACCCAACCACCTATGTAGCAAACCAACTAGGACTTACTTTAGTTTCAGGAAGTGGTAGTATTTAAATTTTTTTAAATATTTATAATAAAAATTAATGGCAAATACATTAAAAAATATATTTAACCCTGGTGTAGACCAAATAGCACAAACTTATACTATTGAATCATGGCATGTATCACAATCAATCGATGCTTTTACAGGCGCTCAAGCTTATGATATAGTCCTATCAGGATCATTTACTTTATCAGGTTCAAGTAGTATAATTGGAAGTTTAAATGTTACTGGTAGTGTTTCATCTTCTTTAGGATTTTATGGTACTTCAAGTTGGGCGGCAAATTCATCTCAATCAACTAGTGCTTCTTATGCTTTAACAGCATCTTATGCTTTATCAAGTGCTGGTGGAGCTAATGCGGGTGGAGCAGATAAACAAATACAATTCAATAGTGGTTCTACTCTTTCAGGTTCTAGTAATTTCCGATACAATTATAACCTACGTTCCTTTGAAATGGGAGACAATGT